AACCTGGGGACCAGGAATTCGCCGACATGGGACTTTGAGGACTCCGTAGTCGGAAAATTGGGCATGTCCCACCAGTGGAACCGAGTGAGAGGGGGGGGGCCCCCTCTTACGTTCTCTGCGGCCTGACAGGGCGCTTGCGGAAGCTCTCGCTTGATCCGTAGACCATGTAACATGAACACTAATTCAAGACTTCCTTCAAGACAAACCCGTCCCTCTAATTTAAGGGGGACCGCTCGCCTTTCCCGGGGTCAGGGGGCACGATTCGTGCCTCCCGTTCCTCGAGGGAAACCCAGGCCACCGCGTCAGACTCGCGGTGTGAAGGGTGTACCCAAGAGCTCCGAGAAGGGTTCCAGGCGGCCTAGGCGTCCACCACCTAGGCAAGACCAGGCCTGGACCACACGCATTGCCAACGCGTGGGGCCGGCCTGGCACACGATGGCCCATCATAGATCCTGCTATTGATTGGGTCTCGTGGCTTGCAACGCCGGGGGCGCTGCACCGTTGGCCGAACGACCCGAGGTCGCGCTCGCGCAACTTGGGCCGTTTGGTCGACGGGGTGTTCTGCGGAATAGCTGACATAGCACAGGCATTGCCGCTGGTCGGCCGTCCCGCAGGGTACCTCGGTAGGGGGGCAGCACGGCTAGTCCGGGGTGTTGAAGACCTGTTCAACTTTGCATCAGGTTGGACTGGTTTCACCATCTTTGTTCTGGCTTTGCTGTCTCTCTCCGGTGTTGACGCCTCCTTCGCGTCGCATTCCTGCCAGGTTGGAAACGATGTTATTGTGACAAACGCCTGCAACTCTGACGAAATTTACTTTTGTTCAGAAGACATCTGCTGGCATGCTGGAGGTTGCGTGCCATGTGAAGGTGGGAAATGTTGGGAGCGTATTGGCGTGACGTTATCGATTCGTAATGAGTCTGTGCGCCTCACCAGTATGCTTCCCCACATTGACGGCTTGCTTATGCTGTGCGCCGCTTGTGACGCGCTCGGCATTGGCGAAGTATGTGGTGTTGGGGTTTTGGTGTTTGAGACAACGTATCATCTTCATTCAGTCTCCAGGAATTTCAGTTGTAATTGTGATTGCCATCTACTTGAGACGCCCAAAAGCGCCTCGGCTATTTCTTTTTCTGTAGTATCCTCCTACTTCAAGGACCTGACTTGGGTCACTTCGTTGTTTGCCGAGGTGCCTGGAGCAGTACTGCAGCTTGTTGGAGGCGGTCATTTAGGAGTGCTCTTTGCGCTTCTTTATTACGGCCTTGGACCTGCGCCTCTTCGCGCCGTCCTAGTACTACTGCTCTTCCTGACTGCATCTCAGGCGGCTGAGCACACGCGTGTCGCGGGAGCTGAAGACTTCGGCTCCTGTGGCATTCGTCCGCCCGGCCCCCTGTGGTCGTCCCTATGGCTCAACTACTTCTGGAAGACTAATATCACCACAGCCCCTACGCTCGGAACCACTCCGCAGCACCCGCCGTCTGGCCACTTAACAGTTCAACCATGGCCAAACACTACATGGGGGGATGGTAGGGGGACGCGTACTCATAGCCCGTATCGCATCTTCCCACGGTGCAAGCCCTTCATCCCTGACGGCAATGTTTGCGGACCTGTCACATGTTTCACACCCTGGCCTTTTGACCTTGAGCGAGACAAGAACAAAAGCGGATATCATCTACCACAGGGTTCTCGCTCAGCTCCTGACCATTTTTATGGCTGCGTCTGGCTAAACCGCACCGGGTTCCTGCTGGGCTGCGGCCCTCCTCCTTGCCTCATTGGACGCTACGCCTGTGCACGGGACTGTTTTGAGGTTAACCCCCGGGCCACGTTCACTTTGTGTGGACAGGGACCGTGGATTTCTCCAACTGCTCTCATTAAATATCCTATGGCCCACGTCCATTGGCCGCAGGTTGCTGAGTACGGGGAGTATACAATCAGGTTTTCCTCCTCTTTGCACTCTGGCAATCTCCCGTTGCTTGCCAAACGTACAAATAACTCAGAACCTGTGACGAAGGGCCGTTGGTACCGCGTCCCAGGCAACCCAAATTTGTATGACACTGTCAGGATGCAAGTCCCACCCAACCACTTCTTTCCGATCCCAGCCATGGCGTCTGCTTACATTTCCAAAGACCCCTTCTTCACTGACGTCCAAATTTTTTCTTCTTCACCTCAAACCTCACTTATACCCTTAGTTTCCCTTAAAATGGCAGTTCTTATGCTCCTGCTTTTGATGAACGCTAGGGTAGTCTTGGTGTTGTGGGTTCTCTTTTGGGCTTATGCTGCTGAAGGCGCTATGGAAAACGCTATTACTGCTGTCGCTGTCGCGTCTTGGTCTATGGAGTGGTGGGTGTTTGGTGTTTGTGTCTACTTTCTCTTTTATAAGCTAGAGTACTTCAGGCTCAAAGGCCTCGCGATCCTCTGCAGTGGTCGCTTCGCACTCGGTGCGGCAGTTTTGCTCTTGCCTGACTGGGTGGGGGGCGGTCCTGTCGAAGTCGCGTGTGCCAGCGTTCCTGTTGTTGCTTGGGCTTTGCTTTTGCTCTCTATAACCCCTGCTGGATGGCGCTTACAGCTTCGAATCAAGTGGACAGTCCAGTACATATTCACTCGGTTCGAGCTTTGGGCTTGGTCGTGGAACAGGGCTTTGCGGCCAGACCACCAGGCAGGGGCATTTCTACTCTTTTGCTCCTTCTTTTATCCATCTTTTGTATTAGAAGTAGCTTTTTACTTATTCATGTCAATTACTGTCTTTTGTAACATTTTCATCTTTTTCTTTAATCTGTGTTCCAATAAGCAGGCTGCGGCACTCATGGTCCTTAAAAACATAACCGTGATCGGCGGTAAGACTGCCGCGTATGTCCAGGCGGCAGTCATCTGGCTGCTTGGGCTATGTGGCATCTACATCTATGACCACCTCACGCCGTTGAAGTGGTGGGCTGCTCCTGGCCTCCGCAAGCTTTTGCTCTCTGTTGAGCCGTGTACTGCCTCCCCAATGGAGGAGCGCATTATCCGGTGCAGCGCTGAGTCGGTTGCTTGCGGTGACGAGAAGCATGGGTTACCCGTGAGCGCTCGCCTTGGCGAGCTCATCCACCTTGGGCCTACCAACGTTTTGCCCACTGGGTGGCGCCATTGCAGCCCCATCACTGCTCAACTCAAACCAATTCGTGGGTGGTGGACTGGGCTGGCTGTTTCTCTTACTGGGAGAGATAAGCTACCCCACAAATGCCAAGTCTGCGTCCTTGCTACTCCTGCTAGAACCTTCTGTGGCACAGCCGTAGGTGCTTCTTTTTACACAGTGTACCACGGGGCTGGCAACAAGGGAATAGCTGGCCCGCATGGGGCAGTCTATCCCATCTCTGCCGACCCCGCTGAAGACATTACCATTTATCCCTCTTTATCTGGCATGTCTGGGCTTGAAGTGTGCCGCTGCTCTACGACAGACTATTACCTTATCACTAGGACTTCCGATGTTCGCCCGGTCTATCATGACAAGGGGAAGGATAGGTATCTACTTACCTGCCCCTGTCCCGTGCGGAACTTGAAGGGGTCGTCTGGATGCCCCGTTGTCTGCGCAAAGGGTCATTGCCTTGGAATCTTCCGAGCTGCTTCAACAGTCCGGGGGGTGGCCCGGGGAATCAAACTTGTGCAGGTAGCGGACCGCCAAGCGACCGTCCAAAACATCGCAGGGAGTGACCTCACTGAACCACCAGTTGTTCCAAACACATACTCGGTTAAGTTCTTGCATGCCCCTACCGGATCCGGTAAGAGTACGAAGATGCCTGCAGCGTACGTAGGCCAGGGGTACCGAACCCTGGTCTGCAATCCCTCAGTCGCTACTACTCGAAGCATGGGTCCGTACATGGCCAAGGCGTATAACATCAACCCATCAGTCAGAACTGGTGACTACGTCATTGAAACTGGCGAAAAACTCACATACTCGACGTACGGCAAGTTGCTGGCAGACGGTGTCAACGGTCTCGCCGGTTTTGACGTTGTTGTGTGTGATGAGTGTCACAGTACTGATTCGACTAGCGTCTTGGGCATAGGGCACATCCTTGATACTGCCGAGTCCGCTGGAGTTAAGCTCGTGATTTTAGCTACGGCTACTCCCCCAGGTGCTCCCACAGTTCCACACCCGAATGTTCAAGAAGTTCAACTTTCAATGAAGGGTGACATCAAGTTCTATGGTAAAATGATTGACTCGTCGAATTTACATCACGGTCGGCACTTGATCTTCTGCCACTCGAAAAAGAAATGTGACGAATTGGCTGCCAAATTGAATCAAATGGGCATCACAGCAGTGTCGTACTACCGCGGAAAGAACCTCTCCGTGATTCCCGTGGATGGCGACGTTGTTGTGGTTGCTACCGATGCCCTCATGACTGGATACACCGGAAACTTTGACTCAGTTTATGACTGCAATGTGGCTACTGAAATGGTTTTTGAGATGGATTATTCCCCAACTTTTTCTCTTAACCTGTCAACGAGACCATCTGATTCTGTACAACGAACCCAGCGGCGCGGTAGAACTGGCAGGGGTAAGCAGGGAGTTTACTATTTCTGTGATAAAGGTGAATCTCCATCCGGAATTTGCGACGCCGCAGTCATGCTTGAATGCTACGACTCCGGCCTCGCTTGGTTTGATCTTTCGCCTAATCAAGTTACCGTGCTCCTTGCTGCTTATGCTAATCAGCCGGGTCTTCCTGTTCTTTCGGGCTCCACTGAACTCCTGCAAAGCATTGTAGAGGCCCTTGTGGAGGTTGACGCTCACGTGCTCTCTCAGTACAAGCAGTTGGGTGAGTCTTACCCTTACCTTTGCGCAGCTCAGGTCACTGTCTGCCACAAGGCCAGGGCCGCTCCACCCTCCTGCGAAGACCGCTGGAAGCCTTGTAAGAAGGGGAAAACCGTCACTCCTCTTCTCTACAAGATTGGAAAGACTCATGACCAGTGGACTGACTCGCATCCAATTACAAAAGCTATCTGTGCGTGTCTTGATGCTGAAGTAACAACCCCAACCTCCGCATGGATACTTACGGGAGCTGCGATAGCTGCCGTTTGTGTCCTCACAGAAACAACTGCCTCCATTGCAATTGTGGGTGAAATCTGCCTGAACGACGGAAAGATCTTCCTCTCTCCAGACAAGGACCATCTCTACGGCTGGTTTGAGGAAATGGAAGAATGTGCAGATTACGCTGATCTCGTTTCGAGCTGTCGAGATTACGCTGTTTATGCCGCTGAACAGATTACTAATGCTTACAACAAACTTACCGCGACTGCTGGTGCTACCACCCTCTCCGATCCCACTTTCGCTTCTAAGCTTGAGTGTTTTATTTCTGAGAACTGGTGGTCGCTGCTTTCTGGCTTACAGTACGTCGCTGGAGTTGCGACGCTCCCCTACAATCCACCTGTTGCTAGCTTAATGGCTTTTGTCGCTGGGCTTTGCTCTCCCTTACCCACCAACACTAGCATCTTCTTGTCTGTACTTGGTGGGTGGGCAGCTTCGCGTCTTGCTCCTCCTCAAGCTGCTGTCGGCTTTGTAGGCGCCACGATCGGCGGTGTCCTTTTCCAATCAGTTGGGATCGGTACCGCCCTCGCTGACCTTCTCTGTGGGTACTCTGCCGGATTGGCTGGGGCTACAATCATTTTCAAGCTCTTGCAGGGTCAAACTCCTAATATGGAGGAATGCCTTGCTGCTTTGACTTGCTTCTTCTCCCCTGGAGCTATGGTGGTCGGCTGCATTGCCGGCTACCTACTCCATGCTTACTCCGGCGGATCTAATGTTGAGTGGATGAATCGCTTAATTGCTTTTTGCTCTAAAGCCAATCATGTTTCTCCCCAACACTATTGCCCCTCAGACTCAACACGCGATAAGATTCTTCAAACCCTTGAAAATCTCAGCCTCATAAGCCTTATCAAAAACCTTCTGCGATTCCTGTCTTCTGAGGGTGACCGCAATTGTTCATGTTCGGACTGGTTCTGGAGCTTGATTGACTGGCTCTCAGGGATTATCGGGGAATGGATCGTTCGAATCAAACAATTTTTCAAACCTGCTTTCCCCGGTCTTCCCTGGGTATCCTGTGACCGTTGTTACAAGGGCCCTTGGCGTGGTGAGGGTGAGCTCAAAGTCACATGTGCGTGTGGCAAGGAGCTGATCTACTACGTCAGGGACACTGTCGCTAAGTTGTGCACCCCTGCTAAAACGTGCCGCGCTGGCATGGGGGGCGTGCCAATCAACGCTTCGCTTAGAGGCGCTCCTGAACCTGATCCATCTGAAACATGGAACACCGCCCTTGTGCGTGTAGGATTTGACGACTTCATTGAAATCCAACAACGTGGACTCGACTATTTCCTAACAGGCGCAAGTACAACAACTGTGCGGTGTGCACTAGAAGTGCCGGAGCCCCAGTTCTGTGATTACATAGACGGGGTCCAAATTCGGCGCTTCGCGCCACCACCAAAGCCTATGTTCAAAACAACAAAAATTCGGCTAAATGGTGTGCCTACTCAATTGCCCTTGCGGTTAAGTTACATCAGGGATTATGAAGAGGACATCGCTTCCATTCGTAATATGCTCCTAGCTACAAAAATTGGGTACTCGTCGGCGGCGCGAGAAAAACATCGGCTAGAGACTGGACAATGGCCAGCCTCTGACGCCTCGTCCTCCGAATCGCAATCCATTGAATTCGATGGTAGGCCAGGCCTCCAACGGTTCTTTGGTTCGCGTTCGCCGTCCGCTCCTTCTGTTTTTTCCCCTCACTCATCTGGTGCATCATCAGAGGAGTTGGCGTTAACTCTCCACAACCTTGACGCTTCACCTCCATCGGAGTCAACTGCTACGATTGAGCCTATCACAGACGTTGCTCGGGAGATGCTGGCCGGTGCTGGAAGGGCCCGGCCTGCAAGTCCCGCATCGACGGCCTCCAGCATGCCACCGCTGGAGAGCTCTGAAGATGAGGCTGAATCGGTGAAGAGTGTGGAGCAAGTGCCAAAGCGTAAGATGTCCTTTGACGTCAAGCAAATGATGTCTAAGCTTGTGGCGCTTCCCGGTGCTTCCCTTTCCAGACCAATGAAGGGCCGGCCTGCTAGCCCTGAATCCATTCTGATGGAGAAAATCAAGAAGTCACCTGAGAACTCTCCCGAACCCGAATTACAGGACTTTGCAACTAGCATCACCTCTATTTGCAACCCCTGCTGGGATGGTGACGAGGAATACCCTCAAGCTCGATCAGATGAGGTATACCTCGGATCCATGGTTCCTCCGCTCGAACTTGCCACCGTCGAGGAGGAAGATCAGTCCTGGGAGACGGTATCAAATGACTCCCCATGTTCTGCATCATATCTCTGGAATGGGATCCCCCTTACTCCATCTAAGCCTCCGCCCAAATTGGCTCCAGTGGCGGCGGTAACTGGCAATCTTGCCAAAGCCAGAAACCTCATTTATTATACTGACCCAAAGAGGGTCGGCGAGCGTATGAAGAAGGTTACTGTTTGGCGTGACCGACAACCTGACGGCGCGCTGGACAAAGCCATCGAAATTGCCCGCCGACGGGCAAGTGGAGTGAAGGGCCGCGAGTGTACGTGGGAGGAAGTTGCCGTAATGACAGCTAGCAGGACGGCAAGGTCCTCCACGGGGTTGACCGGGCGGGACATTAAGCAAATGTCATCAAAAACACGCGCAATTCTCACCAAGGAATGGGAGAATTTGACTCGCCAGGACTACCCCATACCGACCACTTGCATGCCTAAGGTTGAGGTTTTCTGTGCCTTGAAAGAAAAAAGCTACACAAAAAAGCCCCCTAGGCTGATTATGTACCCAGACCTAATCACCCGAGCCGTTGAGAAAAAAGTGCTTGGGGATATAGGACCCAAAGTTGTCAAGGCTGTGCTCAAGGAAGAGTATGGCTTCCAATACACTCCACAACAACGTGTCGATCGCATGGTGAGCATGTGGATGCGGAAGAAATCACCTGCCGGATTTACTTGCGATACCCAATGCTTCGACTCTACCATCACTCCAGAAGATGTCGCTGTAGAATGCTCCATCTACTGCAGCGCACAGATGCCTGATATCACCAGGCAAAGAATCACAGCACTACACGATCGCCTCTACCAAGGTGGACCAATCTTAGACCAACGTGGTCGAGAGGTCGGTCACAGGCAGTGTCGGGCATCTGGAGTGTTTACAACATCCTCTAGTAACTGTTTAACTGCCTGGCTCAAGGTTAGAGCAAGTGCTGAAAAGGCTGGTATGAGAGGCCTCTCATTACTGGTCAGTGGTGACGACGTGTTCGGAGTTTTCGAATCCGTCGATCCCCACACGGACGCAGAGAAAATTGGCATTTTTGAGCGCTGTATGTTGGCTTACGGAGCCCCACAAGGCTCCGTTCAGCACTCTTACAACTTGGAAGAACTTACATGCTGCTCACAAAACGTATCACTCTGCGCCACGCGCGAGGGTAAGCCGTATTACTATCTTACGCGCGACCCACGCGTCCCACTAGCCAGATCTATGGTAGAAACATCACTTAACAACCCAACCAACACCTGGCTAGGTTTCATCATCGGTAACTACCCCGCCCTGTGGGCGCGGGTAGTGCTGATAACCCAACTACTCTCTCTAGTGGTGGCTGATGGGACACTCGACAGAAAAGTTTCTTTCGAGCTATACGGGTCCACTTACCAAATCAAATTGACACAACTGCCCGAAATTTTGAATTCGATATATGGACCAGACGTATTTCAGCTCCACCGCTATACTCCCAAGGAGACAAGCCGCATTGGCGCAGGCCTAGAAGAACTCGGCTCGCGTCCTTTGCGACATTGGATCCGGAAGGCGCAACATCTCAATTCGGTTTTGAATGGGATGGGTGACGATGGTAAAAAACTTGCCAAGTACCTCCTGGCTTTTGCTAGGAAAGACCGTCGCCCCCTCCCCCCTCTAAAAGGAAAATATGATGTTAGCGACTTCTTTTCTGCTTATTCCGGGCACGAGGGAGATGTCCCTGATCTCGAACTCGAGCCTGTGAAACCATCTATCTGGCTGCCTGTCACTATTGTAGTGACTGCAGTCATTTGCCTACTTCTTGTAGGCGCCAAGTAAACCCCCCCCTAGGGGGGGGTCCAAAAAGGTGCCCGTCCATCGGCAAGGACGTCCGGGAGTGTGCCCAATTGGGCACCGGGTGTAAGGGTGAGGCGTCCACC